AGGCTGATCATCAGGAGCATTAAGTTGCCCACCAACACCTTTAAGTTGTTGAATCAAAGCAGCAAGATCAGGTTTCTGTGCTTGAGTGCCATTTTGATCTTGTGTAGGTTCACTCTGTGATGTGCTAGGGGCTGATGGTTGAGCAGTAGGTACTCTTACACCCATATTTGCTTGTGGCGCCGGCATAGTGGCTTGTAGAGCCTGTTGTTGGACACCTTCACCATATGTTTGACCTTTAATAACTTGTGATGCTTGACCTTGACCACCAGCCAAAGTTTTCTTTGCTCTAGGCACCTTGTCCTCCTTGCATTGCCTGTAGTAACTGTTGCATATTTGCTCGTGGATTTTCAGGTGCTTGCGGGGCTTGAGCCTGAGCCTGAGCCTGTTGCATAGCCATCATCTGCTCAGGCGGTCCAGCCATACCAGGCATAGCCTCAGGTGGTGCAACCATTCCTTCAGGAGCTGGCGGTGCTTCTGATGCTTGACGCTTACGCATCTCGTCATCAGCCATAGCAACAGCATCAAAAATATCTTTACCAGCAGACAAATACTTCTTGATCATCGTAGAAGCAATCAACGGCAACTCACCAGTCAAAAGCTTCTGCAAAACACTCTGACGCAAAGCATCATCAAAGTCCTCATCCTGAACAAGACGCTCTTCAGCCTCATGATCATCAATGTACGGATGCATAGCTCTAAAAGTGCGACCCGAAATGGCTTTAGCACCACGCAACGACCCAAGGATCTGTGTCTGTTGCATAACATCAGCACCAGGAAGGTTATAAGAAACTGTGTTATCTAACAGTTCTATGTGTTCCTGCGGCGTAAATGTGACAATGCCTTTGTCTCCAGCCCATCCAGAGTACATTGAATACTTCTTATCAGGCCAATACGCTTTATAGGTAGCAAGAATTGCTGAGTTAAGATGTGGTAGCCACGCTTCACTGATTTCGTGCAGTTCTTGAATGCGCGGATCAACAGCCATACCGGCCATAGCGTCCATACCACGACCAGTACGCAAAGCACCGTAAGTCTCACCACCAAATTGTGGAACCAAACCCGTTGAGGTGCGGAAGTTGCGTTCAAGACGGTCAATGGTTTGCGTGGTCCTAATGTCTGGCGTGGATCGAATCTGACCGATGGACTCAACGTCCTGTAGCAAGTTGATTTCACCTTCACGACCATCTTTCCATTGTCCACCAATAATACGGGGCATTCCACCTGAACGCCCAATGGCGTACATGTCAGGCCAAATAGCTTTTTCTTGGGCAAGAATGTCTAATGCCATCAGTCTTGCTTGTAGATCTACGTTGCCAAGCATTGAACCGATACGGCTTGCGATGCGTCCGAGGCTCACGTTGTGGGGCACTACGGCTGGCATCATGCCGATGCGGTTTGGATAACTTGGTGATAACTGTTGCCATGGGGTAATCCATGGGCGTTCGCTTGACATGCGACGGTCATCAAATACTGGTCCGACGATACCAAATACGGTTTGGTCTAGGTCGTACCATTCAACGCATTCCCAAAGGTCACGGTAGTCGTCTTTGTGGATTGGTCCACCTAGTTCTTGGCGTGATTGTGGGTAGACACGACGTAGGAATTCGGCTGAATGGCGGGTTACAAAAGCTACATATTCGGGTTGGCGTAGTTCTTCGTTGGCTGTCGGCTCAATATAGGTACCGAGTGGGTCACGGATTTCAATACGAGGAATACCAGCATTAAAGTCTGGAATAACGACGAGACTGCAAGTGTGATAGGCGGCTAGTTGGCGGTAGTAGCGACGACGACCAAGGTTCCATTTAGAGTTTGAGTAGGTTGCTGCTACGATCTTTCGTCGTTTGTCAGCATATTCACGGGACCTACGACCGTTATCTTTCATAGGGTCAATAGCAGGAAAGATGTTATTTGGGCGTACCGAAGCGGCTCGCATAGCCATATTGTCTACGGCTTCAGCAATAAGTGCTGGTGTCAGAGGTGGAAGATTCGGTTCTTTGTCAATGTCAGGCATAGGAAGAATCCAGTCGCCGTCATAACGATCAAGAATATCCTTCATACGGTTAAGTACAGGACCTTGCATTGTTTGCAAGTCCTTTACTATGCGTGTTATTTCATCGAATGTTCTCAAACTTTTGCTCCTAGTGGAATTACTAACCCTGTTTTGGTACCTGACCAGGGTATTCCTTTGACTCTCCACGTTTCATTCGTATTAGTTTCTATGGGTTGTTTCCATCTTTGTCGCCAAAGAATCCATACAAACCATAGTGCCATTACTCTGTCTTGCCTAAGTTTACTACCTCTAGCACCTGGCCTCCATGCCTTTAGTTGCCTACATAGTTCCCCAATTTCGGTTCTAGTATAGTCATCTCCCGCCCATGGTAACACAATTTCTTGTCGCATGAATGACTCGCACATAGATGCTACACCTACTGACTCATCATATTTGTTCCAGCCAGTAATATGTTCGCGCATTGCGAACCCGTAGTGTTGTTGCATTTCTAGCAATCTTTCATCTCTTGCTAGGCCAGCTTGGAAGTTTTTAGTTTCGATTACTACGTCTGTTACTCGTCCTGTTAGGTTGCAGGACTGGATGACGCTATCTAAAGCTTGCATAATCTGTTCGTTGCGTCGGAATCCTACATCTTCACGGATGCGACGAACAATAAGTTTGCCTTCAGGGGATACTTCGCAGGCGATTACACAGTTTTGTGACCCAAGTGCGGGGTCTAAACCTACATAAACAATATTGTCGGTAGGTATTTCATGCTTTAACGAGATCAGAGGATTTAAACATTCGTCAACCATCTCATCTGTGAAGGTTCGGTTGCTGTTTGATGACCCTGGAGATTGCATATAGTTGCGATCCCAAGCTTCTTGACCTACTTTGCGTCGCTGACGATCTAACATGTCTAGTGTGTAACGTTCAGGCCATAACGGTTTCTGTTCACCAGTCTCAAAATCGGTGATGATTGCCTTAAACTTGATGACCTTGAGAATGCCTTGTAGGTCTGTGTCGTCGGCTAGACGACTGTAAATGTCATCTTCACCCACACGAGTACCAGCGATGGTTGTAATACCGTGTTCGCCTGGGCGTGTGAGAGCATCCTGTCGGAACCAGTCCTCAATTTTGTTGGTTTGGGTATAGGTTTTAACGGATTGAATGTCGTCAACATGAAGATGGTCGGTACGGGTTGAAACAATCGATGATCCAACACCCAATGCCATCATCGTATAGTCACGCTCGTCATGATGTGACTTCTTGTAGACGTTGAAGTGGTCTGCACCCCACGGTTGAGCCACTTTGCCTTGCCCTAAACCTACTGGTGGACGGAAAGGACCCCATCGTTCCACATATTTAGGGAACGGACCGCCTGGTTCCATACGATTCTTGATACGACCGATGATCTTTCGGGCTATCTGCTGGTTTTCTGAAGCTACTGTTTGCCTACGGTTGGGATGTAAAGCAACCATTTCGGACACATAGTTCTCATATGTGGTCGTTTTACCATGTTCCGGTGGCCAGAGTGCCATCAGAATGTTACCTGGCGGTAGATTTTCTAGTTCTTGTAGGAATATAAGTTGGAACCACGCATATTCCATATCAAAGTATTCTTTAGCAAAAGAAGCGTGAGTACCGTTGTACTCACCTTCTTCTTGTGCCTCGTTTGCACGAATACGGTCTACTTCGGCAGCAAACTTCTTATCTCGTTTGCGCCACTGGCGGTATGCTTCGTATCCGACACCAACTATTTTTAAAGCTTCTTGTAGCGGAACTTGTGCTTGCGTTAGTTGCAAGAATTGTTGCTGTCGCTGTACTGCACGCGAGTGGTGTGCGTTAGCGGCTAAAGCTTTTTTGATAGTTGGTTCATTCAGGTGTTTCAATATTTTCCACTACGTCAGTATTAGCGGCTTCCTCCGCTGGTACCAACTGCTGTAGAACGGTCTGCAAGATTGCGATCTGCTGTGCTTGCATTGCGATTTGTGTTGATAGGTTTTCAATGACTTTGTTAAAGTCGATTTGGTTGTTCATTTTCCCCTCCTAGGGTGTGTCAGGTAATTGTACTGTATCAGATGGTTCAACAATGTCCCACTGGCATGTTGTTTCGTTCAAAATATATTCGTGATCTTCAGGTTTGGGTGGAATGAAAGCATCACGAACTTCGTCATAAGTGTAGCCAATACCAGCATAGTTGTATCGTACTGGTTCTTTACCATTCTTATGAATACCCCCGTGAGTGTTGACGGATGTTTGAATCCATCTTCCACCAAGATTTTCAACAAACCAGTCGTAGCTTTCATTGGGCATTTCGTTATTACCGACAAGCACATTGATAACAATATTGTTTTCGTCTATTTGTGCAAAGTGACTCATTTCAACCACCTCAA